TTATTAATACCGTCTGGATTAGATAGATCATTATCGAATAAGAAAAAAAGCCATTCGTTTGACTTTTTAATATATACGACTTTCCAGCATTGCTTAGGAACAGCAACTCTACCAATTCTTTTTAGTTCGCCGATATTGCCTGCCCATATATGGACTGAGTCCTTAACTGTTGCCCATTCTCTTGTAAGTGTTTCTAATGATTTCCAATCGCCAGCATTTAATCTATGATACTGTGCGGCCATATTACTGAAGTAAAAGCATTCATTTTGAACTTCAGGTGTTTGACATTGGTTTGATTTTGCAGGCATTAAATGTCCTCTATCAAATCCACTTCCTTTATAGTCGTTCTCTAAGTCAGTTTCAGCTACCAACAAAGGATCTGGCTTAAACCTATCTACTCTAGCTAATGGCTTCTCGCAAGCTATCTTAGCTTTTGTTTCCCACCACTCTACCATTACCGGATACTTTTTTGACTTGCTATAATGCGCTGTATAGTTTGTATGCTTTAATATAACTACGTCTTGAGCACTTACTGCAACAGATACAAATAGACTTAAAAGTGCTATTAAGGCTAAAATTAAAAGGAGTTTCTTTTTCATGTACATAAATAGCTATAATGCAAAGCTTTCACCGCATCCGCAAGTTCGACTAGCATTTGGATTTACCCATTGAAATCCCTTTCCGTTAAGTCCATCGGAGTATTGCAATTCCGTTCCATACAAGTAAAGTATGGATTTTTTGTCTACAACTATCTTTAATCCTTTACCGAATTCAAACCAATCGTCTGTTGGCTCGATCTTGTCGCTAAAGTCCATCGTATAAGTTAAGCCTGAACAGCCTCCTCCTTTAACGCCTACTCTTAAGTGATGTTTATCAGGTGTTATTCCTGCTTCAGTCATTAACTGTAGAATGTGATCGTGTGCTTTTTCGTTTAATTCTATCATATAAAATAAATAGAAAAAGCCTCTCAATTACGAGAGGCTCTTTACTTCAAGGAAACCTTAATTAATACATGCCCATGTTCGGGTCTTGTTCTTGCTTCTTCTTATCGTCTCTCTTTTCGAATATAACTGATTCTGTTGTTAGGATAGTTCCTGCTACAGATGCTGCATTCTCTAAAGCCGTACGAGTTACTTTAGCTGGATCTAATAAACCTGCTGTAAATGCATTTACTATTTCTTGCTTCTTAGCATCATAGGTAAAAGAATCTGCCTCTGTTGCATTTTTTAAGATTGAATAGTAATCTTCAATACCGCAGTTACTTAAGATAGTCTTAAACGGTGCGTAACACGTTTTCTTTACAATATCAAAACCTAATAATTCATCAGATGATGTTTCTCTAGGTAAGATTGGTAAATTGTTAACTGCTTTAATTAAAGCAATACCGCCACCAGGTACAACACCTTCTGTTAATGCTGCTTTAGTAGCAAATAGAGCATCTTCTACTCTATCTTTTCTCTCTTTAATTTCAATATCAGAATTACCTCCTACTGAAATGATAGCTACACCGCCAACTAGTTTGCCTAATCTCTCTTGTAGCTTCTCTTTCTCGTAGAATGAAGTAGCTTTCTCAATTTGATCTTTAATCTCTTGAGCACGTGCTGTGATCTTCTCTACTTCTCCGTTACCGTCTACGATAGTAGTTGTTTCCTTAGCTACGTTAATTGTTCTAGCCTTACCAAACATCTCTACAAGTTGAACAGGAGTTAATTTATCTAACTTATGTCCTTTGTCTTTAGAGATAACTGTACCGCCTGTTAAGATAGCTAAATCTTCTAAGATCAAAGTTCTTCTCTCTCCAAAGTCTGGAGCTTTAACTGCTGCTACTGAAACAATACCTCTCATCTTATTTACAATCAAAGTAGCTAATGCTTCATCTTCAATATCTTCTGCAACGATTAGTAAAGGTTTATTATCTGAATTTACTTTACTTAATGCATTTAATAATTCTGCTGCTTTAGTAATACGTCCGTCGTAGATTAAAATGTAAGGCTCAGTTAAAGAAGCATTCATCGTAGTGTTGTTAGTAACAAAGTATGGAGATTTATAACCTCTATCAAATTGCATACCTTCTACAATCTCTAAACTAGTTTCACCTGTCTTAGATTCTTCGATAGTAACAATACCTTCTCTACCTACCTTTTCAATAGCTGTAGAGATTAAATTACCTACTTCTACATCGCCATTAGCTGAGATAGTAGCTACTTGCTGTATTTGATCTTGCGAACTTACGTCCTTAGCGATCTTCTTAATCTGCTCTACTATTTGTGATACGTACTTATCAATACCTTTCTTTACTTCTACTGGATTAGATCCTTGGTTAATTAACTTTAAACCTTCTTCTACCATAGTAGCTGCAAGTAATGTAGATGTAGTTGTACCATCACCTGCTTCATTAGCAGACTTAATAGATACTTGCTTTACTAATTGTGCACCTAAATCTTCTACTTGGTCTTCTAACTCATGAAATGATTTAGCTACTGTAACACCATCTTTTGTTACTTTTACTTCTCCTGATTGATCTTTAATCAATACTGTTCTACCGCCTGGTCCTAATGTTGAGGATACAGATTGGTTTAATTGTCTAATACCTGCTAATAATTTATTCTTTAGCTCGATTCCGAAAACTGTCTGTGTTGCCATTTCTAATTAATTTTTGTTTTAAATGCATCGTCTATTACTGTCTCTTTAAGAATATCTAGTACAGATGTACTTTCACTAATCTTAGAATAAACGTCTTGCTCTTTTACGATAAAATAATCTTCTCCCTCTACAGTGATTGATACGGATCCCATTTTTGGAATCAATACTTTATCTCCAACTACTAGAGCTGAGTCTACATACTTATCAGAGTTATAGTTATATACTCTTGAAGTAGCAATTACCTCTCCTAATTCAGGTCTTTCTTTACCTAAGTCAGGGATAATAATATTACCTACTGTTTGTTCTTCTTCTTCAATTGGCTTAAGAACTAAATAGCCGTTAAGTGGATTTAATTTACTCATATACTTTATTATTATTTATTCTGTTATAATTTCAAGATCAGGAATACTTCTCAGAAAAAAAAATTTATCTTCCTTTTTTAGTACAATATCTGCTTGCAAATACTCTTTTAAGTTCTCTACGATAGGCTTATCGTCTACTCTTACAATCTTTACGATATAGTATAGAGTATTATTAAAGGTAATAAAGTCTTTTTTGATGAAGTGCATAACTGGTTACTTAGTAGGCTTATTTTTATTTACTACTCTTTAATGCTTTTGGAGTAGTGATTTCAATTTTACGCATTGCTTTTCCTTCCGCAATTGGAATGTTAAGTACTAACAAGCCTTTATCAAGAGAGGCTCTTAATTGCGTTAAATCAAATTTAGGAGATACTTTCCAGCTTAAATCAAAGCCAGATCTTTTAATACCTCTGTAGATAACTTTTTCTTGATCGAGAGGTTTAACTTTTTCGTATTTAATACGTAATTGATCTCCTTCCACTAAGATTTCAATATCTTCTTGGCTAAGGCCGACTGCAGCAACTTCAAATTGAATGCCGTCTTGAGTTTCAAAAATGTCTACTGGGTGTGTTACTTTCTGCGTAATTGCAGAGAAATTGGATTGTGTGTCTAATAAGTCTCGCCATAATAGGTCGACTAGATCTAGCTCAAATGGTCTAAATGTCATTTTGTTTAGTTTTATGTTCCCTTACGGTGAACGGTTTAATAATTGTTTTCTATAACTTAAGGCCTACTAAGTACCTTATTTCTCATAAATATCTAGTGTCCGTCTTTAAAGTTATTTGCAACCTCAGGAATTGCTACTAATTCTACGCCATCCAATTTAGTCGTATTTTCCATACAGTCTTGCATAATTACGCAAGCCCTCTCTACGTCCTCTTCTCTAACCTGACATATCAACTGATCGTGAATCTGTGCAATTACCTGGCCTACAATGTTTTCTCTATGGAATCTTCGGTTTATTTGTAGAGCTGCACGGTTAACTATGCTTGCTGAGTAACTCTGAATTTGATAGTTTAAACAGTTATTTAAAGCATTCTTATAATCTCTATATAATGTAGTGACTGCTTCTACTCCGTATTCTGCTTCTATACCTTTTCTAAATTTCCAATCATCTAATATCTTATCTCCAAAAGCTTCATAGATCTCTTTAGCTTTAGGCAAATGTCTAATTCGTCCTACTTTATTTTTAATATAACCGTTTTCCTTTATAAACTTACGAGATTGTTCTCTCCATTCTCTTAATTGCGGAAATCCATTTAAGTAACCTTCGACAAGTCTTTCTCCTTCTTTCTTATCAATACCTAATGACATAGCCAATGCATAGCCGGACATTCCATAAGGTACACCTAAGGCATAGCCTTTAGCAGTCTGTCTTTTAACCGGATCTACTTTTTTAAGAAAGTTAGGTGCTTTTGTATGCGCACTTACTCCTTCTAGTTTTTCAGTCTTGATAGCAATGTGAGAATAGAAATCTAAATCGTTATTAAAGATATCTTTCAAGCCTTGATCTCCAGCTACAGTAGCAAATACTCTCGGCTCTAATGATGCATAGTCGTTATCTAATAACTTAGTTCCTTCGTCACATATAAAGAAAGCTCTAACTACGTTAGTATATCCCATAATCATATCCTCGTCTTGACCTGGTTCTAACGGTTTAGGTAATTGCTGTAAATCGGAACCATACCTACCTGATACTGTTCCGTTTTGTTTAAAGTAAGGATAGAATCTTTCGTCTTCTGCTGCATCTAAGAAACGATCAACGTAGGCTGTTTTAATCTTAGTAAGTTTGTTATACAGGCGTAAGTGTCTAGCCCAAGAATACTTTTCGCTAATAGACTGAATCATATCTTCATCGAACTGAGGCTTACCTTTATCAGTAGTTGATAACGGCTTCTCTCCTAATACGTCAAATGCAATCTTACCTAATTGATCTTTAGATTGAATATTGAAAAATTGTCCGTCGTTATCTTCTTTCCATAAAGTCATACTAACCTTAGCTACTTGCTCTCTAGTTAGATAACTTTCATCGCCAGTTATTAAGAAGTCTTTAATAGTAGATTCAGGTAGAGATGTAATAGCAGATTTATTAATAGCGAATTTCCCTGTTCTTTCTGATCTAGGTAATTCAATACCGCTTTGCTCTAATAGTCTCTGTGCAAAGGTACCTTTATGCTTAGGAGGGTAAGCCGTTCTAGCTTGCTCTAATATCCAGCTTCTAACTTGAGGTAGAGCCAATAACTCTTTAACAACTAAAGTAGATTGCTCTTCTAGGTCTTTCTTAATATTATCTTGAGTCTCTTGAATAAGAGCTACGTTAAGTCTAATACCATGCTCTTCCATCGGTATAGTAACCTCTCTATAAACAGGCATTACTTCTTCCTCAAAGAAGAAATACTCTAATCCTTCTGCTTGAAGTACAGTTAAGAAATGTTTATAAACACGTAAAGTTAAATCGGTATCAGCAGCAGCATACTTAGCAAGTATAGCCATATCTGCTTTATAAATCTCAAAATTATCTTTCGATACAGCACCGCCATTTGCTTTAATGCTAGCTTTTAGTTCTAACTGCTCTTGGTTAGCTTCTGTTTCTACGTCTAATCCGATTTCTTTTTGTACCATCTTAGCAATAGACTTTAATCCAAAAGGATTACCGAATCCAAATGCGCCTTCTTCTTTAACTGTGTGTACGAGCATTGCAGTATCTGCATGTAAGGCTGGAAGTAAATCTACACCGTAGAAGTTCTTTGTAAATCGAACGTCGAAAGAAGCATTATGCATTACTAATTTTTTCTTTAGTAATTGACTTATAGCATACTTTGCTAACTTATCTGCATTTGTACCTCCTATCTCAAGCTCTACTAACTGCTCGTTCTTCCATTCACGAATTGGCATATAATAACCTTTACCGATCTCACCAGATACAGAAAAACCAATAATCGAGCCCTTACGGGGATTCAAACTATTGGTCTCTGTATCATACGCAACAAGTTCACTGCTGTTAATATGATCTATTAATTGTTTTAAAGTCTCCTTACTGTTGACTGTTACATAACTTTTTTCTTGCATAACTTATATTACTTCCTGGTTTTCTAAAAGGTCTTTTGCTTCCTGGTAAGTGATCATAAATTCTTTCTTTCTACCTCTAAACTCTTTAACAATATCTAGCTCTTGACAAAGTACAGTAAAGGTCTTTAAGTCCTTCTGAGAAGCATCTATCTTCTGTGTCTGTACTAAGGATTGAAACTTGTTAAAAGATAAGGTTTGATCGCCTACTACCTTCTTACCGTTCTGATAATACAATTTAAGTAATTTTAAATTAAGCTCCAACTGTTTAAACTTAGGAGTCTGTAGTAATTTTTTAGTCTCTTCATAGCTACCTAGAGTATAGAATGCATCAAAGCCAACTCCAATTAAAACGATCAACTCAAGGAAGATCGTTATAAAAAGAAACGCAGTGGAGTTTTCACTATTCTTCTCCAAAGCAGTACCCGTCTTGGCTTCTGTCTTAGCTTCGATTTGTTGAATTTTTGTATCTTTAGTTTGCTGTAAGACATTAACAATCGAATCACGGTATTTTTTGTCGGATCTGGTTCTTGCAGATTGATTTCTATAATATAGGATTTCATTATCATAATACTTTGCTATTGAATCTTGCTTTAGAGCTGTAGTAGAATCTACTGCTGTAGCTATTATTTCTGAGTTATCAACAAGTCTATGTGCACCTTTAATAGATAAGTAGAAACTACCTGCTATTAAGAAGCAGCAAATCATACCGGCTACAAATATTCCGCCTGTCATTCTCTTAACCTGAAGTGTAGTTGTAAAGAATTGCTCTAATGTAAATCTCTTTGTTAGTTCGTATCCTGTTAAGAATAGTCCGACAAAGATAGTAAAGAACATATCTTGAAAAGGAAATAAAGTGGGTATAGAGTTTGTAACAGACTTAACAAAAAAGTACCCGAAGTAAATCAAAAAGATATTACCTAAAAAAGAAAAATAATACAAGATCCTATCAAGGGTCATGTAATTTTGTTCTAATTTAAAAACCTCTAGCTTTAATTTAAGCTTGTTAAACTTATCTATTTTCATATTATAATTCTTCTGCTATGCCTAGTAACTCAGCTATTATAAGTAAAGCGCCGGCTAAAGGTAATTTACCAAATATTAAAGCAAATCCTGCTCCAAATCTAAAGCCTGATTTAACTAAGCTAATGTAAAAATGCCAATTTGTATGTGATTCTTTTTGTTGCATTATCCTCTTTGTTTATCGTTTTGCCATTGTCCGTTATATAGTTCACCTACTTCCTCGCATTGATGAAAATATATTTGAGCTACTCTAGCATCTTCCTCAATAAAGATAGTCTCATTTACTCTCATTACACAGCCCATGAACTCAGTTTCAAATCCTGGATCAAATACTGATGAGTGAATAATTGTACCGTTTCTTAATAGAGAAGATCTCTGTCTAATTAAGCCTACATAGTCTGCAGGTAACTTACATCCTTCCCAGAAAGTAATTTCATAGGTACCAGGATACAATATCCACCCCATACTACCGTCTAGTTGTACTTTCTTAGTCTCAGTATAATCTGCTAGACTGGTTTTATTCTTTAACACTATCCCAAACTTATCTTGAGGGTTCTGTCTAATTTGTTTAACTGTCTGTAAAGATAAATCATACCCTACTTGAGCTTTCTTACCTTTAGACTGTTCTAATTTAAGTAGGCCTTTCTCTACTATTTGATCTGCATTTAACATAACTATTTTTTCTTTTTTGTATATGGAAACATTCTATTTAAAATATTCTTCCTTCTAGTACAGCCACAATCTTCATACCCGAGTATATGAGCAATCTTATCTGCTAGTCTATCAATATAGAAAAACTTTAGCACTTTAGCAACTGTATCTCCTAGTCCTTGTGATTTCATTATTTACGTGGATAACCTTTAGCAAATTCATAAAATTCTAATCTAGCTGAATCTTCGTTTAAGAATGATCCACTTAGCTTAGATGTCTTCATACTAGCACCTTGATGCTTAACTCCTCTACAGCTTACACAGTTGTGAGTAGCTTCAATCATTACTGCTACGCCAATATTACCTTCACAAATTTGATCTACTGCATTGTGAATGGCTACAGTTAACTGCTCTTGAATAGCACCTCTTCTACTAAAATGCTCTACTATACGATTTAGCTTACTTAAGCCTACTACTCTACCTTCTAAGGTAGGAATATAAGCAATATGGCATAACCCGTTAATAGTCTGATGATGATGAGAGCACATACTCGTAATAGGAATACCTCCTTCGAATACTACGCCGTCATAGCCATCGCTTGGAAAGCTCGTAACAGAGTCTAATGGCTCATACCTACCTTTCCATAAGTCATTTACATAAGCTTTAGCTACTCTTCTTGGAGTATTAGAACTATTAGGATCATTCTCCCAGTCTACACCTAATGCAGTTAAGAACTTACCGTAATGCTCAGTAGCTTCTTCAATGATAGTTAACTTTTGCTTATCACTTAAAGAATACTGGCCGTTCTTAATAGCATCTCTTAAATAAGTGCTAATACCGTTAGCAAAGCCTGGTTGAGCTAATTCTAAGCTCTCAATGTCTATATTTTTATTTCTATTCATATTGTATATTATAAGTATTTTGAAATCTGCTCTAAACGTTCTTCTACCGTACCTGTTAAAGTTACGACTTTTTCTTCAGGTATATACTCCTTTATAAACTTTTGTATAATTCCATCAATCTTAATCTGTAACTCTGCACTCAATCTATCCGGATCATCTACGAAGTCAAACTCGATAGGAATATAGAAGAAGTACTCTACTTGATCTTTAGTTCTTTCGAATAACTCTCTAATCTCATCAATATTAACATTAGGAGTTAAGATTCGTGAGTAGATAATACAGTCAACTAAACTACGAGTACTAATTACATTTTTATGAGTTAAGTAATTTTGATAGGCCCAAGCAGATAGCTCATTAATTGCATACTGCTTTTCGTCGTTAGATAACTCTAACATTTTACCAATCTTAATTACAGGACGAGAAAACCCGTCAGTTACATAATAATCAGGAAATCTGGTAGATACCTCTTTTAGTAAGGTAGTTTTACCAGTTCCGTGAGATCCTATTAATATCTTCATGTGTCTATTTTGTTAAAAATAAGGACTTATCTTCAGATAGCCAACTTTTAAAGAATGCTTCCCAAGTTATAAGAGAAGTATTTCTTAGTAGTTCATAAGCTTCGTCTATAGTACTTGTTGTATTTTTAATATTACAGGAAACTATTACTTTTCCTGCATCTAACTCTGGAATACATTCATGAATAACGGATCCACAGAAAGGATACTTTTCTTGATTTCCAGCAATATCCTCTTGTTTATTAAAGCCTTTTAATTCTGGGTATTTAGTAATTAGAGCTGGATGTCCGTTATAAATTTTACCTTTAAAGTACGGAAAGAATCCTTCCGGTACTATTCTCAAAAACCCATGTAAGGTAATTAATTCTTTTTCTACTAATCCAGACCTTAAGTACTGATCTAGAGTAGGTTTATTAGGAAGTACTACTATCTCTATACTGTTTTTCCCAAAGATCTCCATGTTCTTTTCAGAAATCTTAGTAACTCTATTAGTTACGACTAAACTAGGGAGAATCCCAAGCTTTTCACTAATAGCTATTACTTCAGAACCTGTCTGAGATACTAGTACTCCCCAATTGCTTAATACTTTCATTATTGGCCCATTGCTTTTTTAGTGTAGAATCCTGTATCAATTAATTCTTTTGGAATTAAGTACTCTTTAGAAGCACGAACAGGATTAATATCTAATGAACCACGTCTTGCATATAATAACATTACTACGCAATCTTCTACATCCGGATGATTCGTAATAGACTTAAATAATTTTTCGCTACAGAATTCATGAAACTCATTAACTTCTCGTAATGCAATAACTTCTTTAAGTAAAGATTGTAAGTCAACAGTACCATTCTTAGTAACGATACGGAAGTAAGCTGCTCCTGTATCTTTTTGCTTGGTATGTCTACATCTTGATCTTAACAAGTTAGTCATTACAAATAAGTCTTCTCCTCTTTCTCCTGGAACTATTTTAAAATGAGTCTCTTTACCGTCGTAGTCTGTAACTTCCATAGCTTCTAAATCTTTATTACCGATTAAGCGTAACATGTCAAGATAGAAAGCGCCTGGATCTCCTTCGTACATCTTTTCCTCTCCTTGTCTAAAGAAAGCTACTTTAGCTTCTGCACCAATGCATGCACTAATATCTTTTGCTACTTGCTTCTCATAGTTTTCAATAGCTTGTGGGATAGTATCTCCCATTTTGCACATATCAAACGTATTTAAGTAAAGTTTAAAAGATTTAGACTCTACCATAAATTCAGAACTAGCAGGGCATACTATTTTTAAAGTACCTGCCATAGGTAAACCGTTATTTAATAAGAAGGTCGCTTCGTGACAATGCCACGTATCGTAACCTACAAATTCATCTCCTTTAATACCCCAATCTCCACGAGCTAATGCTCTTGGCATAGGATTTAATTGACTAGGATCAAAGGTGTCTGTATAGACTGCATATGAGTTAGCTGACCCTAAGGTTTTAGCAGCTACTTCTGACATATTACTTGCTGACATAATTACGGAATGTTTTTATATTTTTAAAGATAAGGTTTATTTGTTCTTCTGACAACTCAATATCTAAGTTATCTGCTAATTTAGCTTTTGGTTTAGGTACATTTAATCCATGAGGTCCTAATTCGTTTCCTACCCATCCGTTAATAACAGGTGAACTAGTATCTAGCGAATAGATAAGACCTCTTAATGGAGTAGTAAGAGAGTTAATTAAAATAAACTCTACTGGGTTCTGACATCCCAATAAGTGAAATTTAGGTTTACCGATTCCTATGTTGAATCTATTTTCATACCACCAGTTTAAGAATCTAAATCTTACTGTTACGTAATCTGACTGTTCAACTAAGTCAAAAGGTAATGCAATAATATCTACCTTCTCAGTTAAGTAGTAATCTATACAATCAGCAATTTGCTCAAAGGTATCTCCTTGACATACACCAATATACTTTTGATCTTCTACTTTATAATTTGCTAGATACTCTTTTGCATTAGTTAAAGTCTGATCGTAATCATTAACGACATCAGGAAGTACAAGGTGAGTAGGTTTATATTCTTTACCTAACTCGTATAGCTCCTCCATCGGTATAGACTTACCTAATTCGAATGCTGAATTATCTAATATAGAGTATTCTGCTGTTTCTAACTTCTTCTTATAGAAGTCAGCATATTCTGTATCTAAGCTTAATAAATGACCTAGTACGTAAGGGTAATCACTTACCTCATCATGTCGATCAAATAACGCTTTCGGTATTTCGTGTGAAATTAAAGGCATAATTTATTTTTTATATTCTGATAAAACTCTTTCTACTTGTGTTTTTGCAAACTGCCAGCTAACAGGTCCTGTTTCGTCTGCATACTCTACTGGGTCAGGACGTCCTAATTTAATAAATGCTTCAATACGCTCTACTGATGCTGCTGATTTATAATCAGAGTACCAGTTACCTTGAGTATCAGACCATGAATGTCTAATAAAAATCGGCTTATAAGAAGTATTTGTACGCTTATATACTTCGTCAAAGTCTAAACCTAATGCTTCGCATGATCTTAATCCGTCTTCTAAGATCTCAAACTTAGTTTCATTTAAGTAAGGAGTATATAGTGATACTAAATCAGCATCCCAGTTGCCAGTTTTAAATGCTTCGAAATCTGCATCTCTAAATTCTTGGCGGCAATCAGGATAAATTGCATGATCACCTGCGTGAATACCCATTGCAATAGCTACCTCTTGACCGATAGAACAATCTTCAGTAATAGGTTGAGTTGCGATCGATAAAGCAGCTGCTTGAATCAATGAGCTAAAAATCTTATTACGATTAGGTACAACAGTTGCTTTCATATTATCTTGCTCGTAATGTCCTTCTGGTACATCTGCACCTCCTGTCACTAAAGCAGAATTTAATAATTGCTGTAACCCGTCTAATTTAATAACTTGATATTTTACTTTTTGATTCTTAGAGTTTAAATACTCTACTAATGATTTAGCTCTTTCAAGCTCTACTTTATGCTTTTGACCGTAATCAAAACCTAATGCTGTTACTTCATAGCCATTAGCTAAAAGATGTAATAAAAGAGATGAAGAATCCATCCCGCCTGACAGTGATAAGACTGCTTTTTTCATGTTTAAATTAATTAAAATTTAGAGCGTATTATTTTGTGAATCGATTAGCTCTATAACCGAATTATTTTTTATCTTGCTTATCGTTAAGTTCTTTCTGTAAAGAAAGTATTTGACTAGTAATATTACCTACTAATGTTCCTAACTGTGCCCAGATATCATCGCACTCTTTTTCTAACTTGTTAACAAGTCTTAATTGATAAATCTGTAAGCCTACAAGTATTAGTATAATACCAATGTATAAATGTTCTGGTGTAAATGTAACTGTCATTAATTAAAGGTATTATTTTTTATTCGTTTCAACAACTTCATTCATGAATTCGTTAAACTCTAATGTTCCTGGAAATGCTATAAAATTAGGATTATCCATTATTCTCTGTAATGCTTTGATAGTTAGATCTTTATTTTTAGTATCAATAAGTAAAGGTTCTAAAATATACTCTTCTGTTGACCCTTCCTTGCGGTTTAAGTAAAATAGAGTACCTGCTACTTCACCTAGAGCCTGATAATATTCTTCTGCGGTAGTACTCATACTATACGTTTAATGTTTTATAACTCATTTTCTGTTAATTCTAATAGATTGTCAGTATCTAGTATATAAGGAAACCCTGTTTTTATATCTGTACAATAGGAATGTCCTTTTATATTTTTTACTTCGCCAAGACAGGCAAATACTATTCCTTCAAATGGATTAGAGTTTTCTTTTTTCCATTCTTCAGGAAAAGAATCGTAGTTATACTTAACAAGCTTCACTCCCATATTAAACGTTTAATGTTTTATCCCAAGCCGCAATATGTAATCTAGTTAAACCACGGAAGCGATACTTTTTAGCCATCTCCATTACAAATCGAGTACGCTCTTCAAAGTTAGCTGCATCATCTAAACCTGGCATACAAACTACATTCTCTAATGGAATATAAAACGGTTCAATAAAGTCTCTAAAGATTTCTTTAACATCATCTTCACTGCTAATAACAAACTTAAATTGATAATTTCTATGTTCCATAATACGATTAATTGCTTTAGGAACGATACGTTGCTTAGCAGTCATACCTGAGTTATCTAACTTAGGTGAACAGTTAATCTGATCTAAGTTTTGAAATAACTCCTCTTCGATAAAGTTAGTACCGTTAGTTTCAATTTCATAATAAGTACTACGTAAAGATCCTTCTATATCCATCCAATACTCGGTAAAGTTATTAATCGCTACTTGATGTCCTGCAATAGTAGGTTCACCGCCGGTCCAGATAATACGTACACGCCCATCTAAGATGTCTTCATATACGCCCTCTTCTTTAAAACGATCTAATAGATACTGAAACTCTTTATCTTCTCCTCTCCATAACCATTGGGATGTAGAGTCACAAGTCCAAGTAGCTTTACCTTCTTTAACTAAATCACCTTCAAAGATTTCTCCATCTTCTAGTAATTGCTCTTTCATTAACTTATTAGTAAATGCTCTAGACATACCACAGGTTAGGTTACAAATACCTAAACGAACAAAGTATGCTGGAATACCGCTACTTATACCTTCGCCTTGAATTGTATAAAAGTCACTAGTAATAAGTAACTTATTTGGATCTATCTTACTCATTAGTTGCTGTTTTAGGGGTTTCTACTTTTTTAAATTGAGCCTTCCATTCAGACTTCGGAATAAATTTCCACTCTCTAGTAGCTTGATCAGCTTTTTCATTTGTTACTCGGATAATTTCTCCGGTCTTAGAACTCTTTAAACACTTCATAGTTTTTCCTCCATGTTTTTATTTGAATAATGTCTTTATATAATTTAATACAGGGTTAAAGGTATGCCACTCACTAAGCAAGTAAATGATACTCGGATGCTTTTCTCCACATACTCCTAACGCATGTTCTATAATATGTAAAATTTCGTGCATAACTTATTTTTTATCTACATAATGATGTAGCTTCTTTCTCAACCTATCAATTCGTATTTGACAATACCACTTACCCATATTACCGCTCGCATTGTTATACCTCTCTTGCCAATACTTTATACCTTTATTAGTTTTAGCATTAGCTTCTTCAAGATAGTCAATATCCCAATAGCTATTATTCTCTTGTATTTCTTCATCGGTAGGAATATAAGGATTTTCCTCTTCCCACTTTTCGATTAGCATTCTACGTCGAGACTTCTCTTGATTTTTTTCGAATTTCTTATTCATTATTCTATGTAAATTGCTGAGTTTCTTTTATTCTCAAAGAATTCTACTTGTGCTACTCTAACACGGCTATCTGTTTCCTCTTGCACAAAAGTATTTATCTTACCGTAAATATACTTTGCGAATTGTTCGGCGCCTACTGGACCTTCAAGTATTCTTAACTGTACTACACCTCTCTTATCTAACTCTTTAAAGATCTCTAATTCAGGATCATCTGGTGCTAATACTGTAGTATGATCGAACATATAGTCCATCCATTGCTTAGCATTCATACCGTCGATTTGAGTCTTAGCTCTCTTCATACCGCCAAAGTCCCATACCCAGTTTCTATGATCTAACTCTCCTTCAAAAGTTACTCTAAATTCAATATCGTAACCATGTAAAAATCTACAATGCGTACCTTCTGCAGCCCATTGACGGAATACGGTACTAAACCCGTCGTATAATTTTGTTGATTGAAATTTGCTCATAACGTATTTTTTATAAAATTAAGTATTTTCTCTCAGATAACCAAATTCTTGTGCAAGTACTTGACAACCTTTTTTATGTTTTTCTCTATATGGACAATGTCTACATCCATTCCCACAGCACTGCCCTCTTTGAGAATGGAAAAGGGCCGTAAAAATGACCCTTTCCCCTTCCAAATAATAATGTATTCCTTGTATGAATTCTTTTTTTTCCATTTTATTGAACTTCACAAGCACCGCCTGCGCAAGCTACTTCTCCCATTAAATTAGTATTATCTGCAAATTCAACAACTTTAGATAAATCTATATTATGTAAAGACTTCATCATTTCGTCGTATTTTTCTTCAGTACAGTCTTCGAAAGGGGCTTGAATATAAGTTCCACCGTCGTAAGGTAGTACTGATAACCCGTTATAGAATTTTTTATTATCCCACATCCACTTACCTACCTCTTCCCACTGATCTGCTTTAATAGAAACTGTTGCTGAAATATTATGTGTATTCTGGCCTGTTCTATGACCTGGCTTAACCCAGCTTTGATATACGGACTTAACTCTTTCAAGTAAATCTAAAGCAGACTCATGTCTTAAAATAGATCCTGCTGGGGCTTTTTGCGGTACGGAGATAACTGCTGTATCATGGGGTCTAAAATACTCGTCTTCAATAAGCTCTGGATGATTAATTGCTAGATAAGTGTATATAGGTTCGTTTTTACCTACTCTAATTCTTCTAATATAGAAGTCATTATGCCATGCATGAATTCCTGAAGATGTTCCTAATGCTAAAGAAGAAGTACCTGAAGGCTTTACTGTTGTAGTTCTAGCTGCTTTATTAATACCTAACAACTTAGCTACTCTTTCATTTTCTTCATTAACGATCTTAGTTGCTTGTTTAAGGTCTAACTGTTGAACTTTACCAGAACCGATACCTGTCATTCCTACGCCTATTAAAGCGTCTTTTTCAGTTGTTCTTTGCCATACTGGACGTAAGTAATGGAAGCTAGTGTAAGATGCCTGTAGGGTACCGATGAAAGCTGCTGCCTTTACTCTTGCATTTAAATCATCTTGATCTACAACATCCGAAACGTTTACTTCGCATAAGTTACAGAACTGGAAAGGTCTTAATGCAATCTCGCAACATGGGTTTGTACCCCAGTCTTTATCGTTTGACAAGTAAATACCTGGTTCACCAGCACCGCTTGCCTTAATTTTGTCCCACAAGCCGAAGAAAAACTCCTCAGTTACCTTATTTCTTAATAAGACTGCTGAGTTATTAGCTCTTCCGCGCTGTGGGTTAAGTTCCCACCATGCACCTGACTTAGCTGAAATCATGTTATCGTCATCTGCACTAAAGAGGCTAATTAAAGCTGCTCTTCTAATACCTCCTGTCAATACTGCATCTGCAATATGACAAACCATGTCATGAACTTCAATAGAAGTTAATTTATCGTTATTCTCTTTACTATCTAAAATACCTTGAATCTTAATTAAGCACTCTTTTAAAGGTTGAGGACCAGGTGCTTTACCTCCTGAGGTAATTAAGGCTGCTCCTTTTGGTCTAATATCTGAAAAGTCAAAGTTTGGAGTAGATCCACCTTCAAAATAAGCTTTTACTAATATCTTAACTGCATCAGCCCATCCTTCAATACTATCGCTAATTAAAAAACGTCTAGTTTTCTTTGGATCTGGTTTTCTGATTTCAGGTAATTGATCAACGTGATGCTTCTGTACTGAATAACCTACCCCAGTACCGCCTAACAGTAAGAACATTGTTTCTCCAAAGGCTCTCCAATCATCAATTGGAAGATAAGCACAGTTGTAGATACGGTTAGGGCTAATCTCAATAGGCTTACCTGCAAATTGCATTGAACGCATTGAAGGTAATGCTTTTCTATCGTAAACATACTGATAAGCATTTTCAATTTCTTCCTGTAACTGCGGAAATTTCTTTAAGTGCATTGCTTTGTTTCTATCTACTAACTCTTTCCATGTCTCCCTTCTTTGTACTTCGGGATTAAATTTGGCATACTTCATATATACCGTAATGTCACTTAAAATGCTCTGTGAAATGTCCATTTTTTCGTCGTTTTTTATAATTTTAAAGATACGTTTTTCATTCGAGGGTTTTTTAACCGTCGTTAGGTCTATAACCTAATTAGTTAAATCTACAGGTTTTTGTTTAATCCGTCTTGGAAGACTGTCTCAAGGTATGTATTAGCAGCAGTAGGAGGTCTAAAGGTAGGATCTACCATATCTCTACCTACTAGATTGTTAGTGCCGTTTTTCTCCATTTCAAATACAAACTCTTCGTAGGTGGTTTGATCTACAGGAGGCGCTAGTGCTGTCTTTTTTTCGTTGTATAAATCAGTTAAACTCATATTAGATACCTTTTGTAGTAATAAATAGCATTATTTCCCTAATTCAAAGAATCTTTGCTGCAAATAATTCCTCTCTTCTGCACTAAAATTAGTAGTCGGGGCCTTAGGTCCTTGAGTACCATTTTCTACAGAAAATTCCCCTTCTTCCATTTCTCTGTCTAAAATTTCTATATTACCGTTTTCAGTGTTAATTTTTACCGGATACGTCATACCATCGCCGCCATATCGATTCTTCATAATATGTGCTCTTCCAGTTCCGTTCATCTTATCTAGTCTTTTTCTCGATAGAGACATTGCAAAGTCTGCAATCATAATCTTATTATATGAACCAGCTGCTTTATCTCCTTCAATTACATCGTCTTTCGCACCTGCTCTATTCACTTGAGATACAGTCCAAATTGGAAGTTTTAAATCTCTTGCTAAAGCCTTAGTGGAGATATAGATATCATCGATTTCATCCTTTCTATCAATAGACTTACGTTTAGATTTTAATAAATCTACATAGTCAATAATAACTAAATCCGGTCTAGTACCAAGGTCAGTCATTTTCTGAATATGAGATTCGATAGAGGATATAGACGCTTTGCCCATTGAGAATTCTTTAATGATTAACTTTCCTTTAAGCTTCTCAATCATCTCATTTACTTCTGTTCTATGTAAACCTAATTCTTGTACTTTAAGTCCTGTAAACGTAGCGTCGTATCTTCTACCCATATATCCTTCTGATAATTCTAAGGTATAGTGAGCTACAGTATATCCTAACGATACAGGCATAGCTCCTAGAGCAGTTAGCATCCAGCTCTTACCCCCTCCTGGATTACCGAAAATAATTCCTACATCTCCTGCTCCTAATCCTCCCTGTAATAATTCATTAACATGAGGCCAAGGCGTCGGTATAGGATTTCTATCTTCTGCTCTATAACGAGTTTCGGTATCTTTCTCATACTCATGACCTAGGTTTTTATCCATACCAGCTTTTAATGCTGAATCGATTAAGTACCTAATATCATCGTACTGTCCTTTTTCTAATAAGTCAACTGAAGACATTAAAGCTTTTTTCAATTGCTGGTTCTTACAGAAATTAGCAAACTCTTGCTCTACATACTCTTGGTCTTCGTTAGATGCTTTATAAGCTTCTTTTAACTGCTCAATAACAGATACTTTTAATACCTCGTTATCAATTTTTTTAACCTCTACTTGTAATGCATCAAGAGAAGGCGTAGTATGGTACTTATAATGGTATTTTAAAATCTCTTCTATAATCCACTTATGTGCAGGATTATCAAAATACTCTTCTTCTAGTATGTCGTGTATATTCTGTAAAAATTCTTTATGTCTTAGTAAGCTTGATAACACTTTTACCTGAAAGCCTACACCGTATTGATTCAACTGATTTAAAACTGCCATAACTGATTCTCTTTATTCTTTAATATAGTAAACTATTCTTAATCTTTCAACTCATACCCTGTTAATTTTGCAAAAGTTTCACCTAACCATATTTGGGGGCTAAGTAAAGTCTTACCTAATAAATCTTCGTTATATAATTTTACAAACTTAATAGGGTCGTAACTATTATTTGGGTTATTTAGTAGATGATCTACTAGAGCTTTGTCTTCTTCTGGTATATTTGGATTATGTAAATCCATTAACTTTCTGTTTATATCTAATTGGTAGCTGTAGTTAAGTATATCACCGTAATGCTTACTTTTTGTTATATTTTGTTTTGCGTACTCTAGTAAAACTAACAGCCTAAACTTCTCCTCTTCTTTTAATTGAGGAAAAAGTTTTATTAACGTCTTTGCACCAATACCTTTTACCCCGGGTACATTATCGCCTTTATCTCCTAGTATAACTTTACCTACTAAAAAGTTTTGAGGTGTAATTCCGTACTCTTTTACTACTCTAGCCGGGTCGTAGATTATCTTCTTAACCGGTGAGTATACAGATATCTTATCTGATACGAGCTGTAAGTAATCTTGATCGGTAGAAAGTATAGTTACCTTTTCAGGAAACCTAGTTGCAAGGTATCCAATTACGTCATCTGCTTCGATCTTATCTATTGCAATTAAGTCAACAGGTAGACACTTTAAGTAAGCTACTAAGCGTAAAATTTGATTAGTAATAGACTCAGATTCTTCTTCTTGATTATCAAATGCATCCCAGTTTGAGATCTTAGTAATGTGTCTATTAGCTTTATACTCTGGATAAAGGTATCTCTTATTCGTTGAACCACCAACACCGTCAAAAACTAAAATAACCCTGGTAGGCTGTAATTGCTTTATGACTGCGCCAACTGATTTTAAGAAGCCTCCTAATCCTCCTACGTGATTACCTGCTGGATTGATATGATGTATTGCTACAAAGCTACGTAAAAACGTATTTAACGAGTCTACAATAAGAACCCTGCTATTTTTATGCAGGGTTGTTACCGGTTCACTTTCCATTTCCTCAAACATTTTTCTATAGTCTGTATTCATATTATTATTCTTCTGAAGCGTCAAAAATATCTTTATTGTCTTCGTCAGTTTCGATAATTACATCGAAATCAGTAGCTCCTAGAGTCTTTAACCAGTCTTTTGAATACTGTTTCTTATAAGCATCAATAGCTTGCTTAGTATCGTCAATAAAACCGTGTGCGGTCATAATAACTCTACCGGCAGATGTTACATCGTTAACGTGATTCTTATCACAACTAACTTTAGTTCTCTTTGCAAACTCTACATCTTTACCGTTCTTAGTTGCTTTAATCTTATTTGTACCTGAGCTAGTAACATTACCGAAGGTAACAATTAATGAAGCATCAAAATACATCGTATCTCCGCCCTTATTTTTCATTTTAGGCTGCGCCATAATGTTCTCTGCTTTAGCTACCCAGATTTTATTTACTGCTAGCATTGAGTTAGTATAAGGCTGACTCTCTTTACGTGATAATACGATTTTCTGATTAATAAAGTTACCGAATGTTTTAGACATAGCACCTGCATTCCACTCGTTATTATTCTTATTAGAGTTTACAGACATTTCACAAGGTATACTACCTACTGAATCCCATAAAAATAATAAGTCATAAGGTAACTTACCGTTTTTTTGCTCATCTAGTAAGTCTGCAATAAATGCACCTACGTCTTCAATAGTATTTAATCTTTCTCTATCAATATACAAGAAAAATCCTTTATAATCTTTTACTACTCCTTCTTCATCAGCTACCTCTTCATACTGTAATCCCATTTGCTTGGCATGCTCCCAATTCCACTTCATCTCTGTAACAATAAAAACAGGTAAGACGCCCATTTTCTGGGCGCTTACTGCTGCTTCTAAAAGAGCTGTTGTTTTACCTGTATCAGAGTGTCCTCTTAATAAGGTAATATGTCCTTGTGGTACACCAGGAATAGATAAACAATCTTGAAAGGCTTTTGATAAAGGAATCCATCTTTGTTCTTTCATCTTAATAGATGTACTAGATAAGTTTTTTGCTTCCTTGAAGCTATCTAGATTAAAGGTACCTTTTAGAGCACCCGCTATACTCTCATTAAGAGAAGCTTTAGTTCCTTTTGCCATGTAATTGTTTATTTAAATAATTCGTCAAACTCGTCGTCAATGCTTGCTTTAGGTTTAGCGTTTAAAGCAAACGATGCTGGTTTATTAGCAGGAGCTGGTGCTTCTACTACAGGAGCTGCAGGAGCTGCTAGTTCGTCAGTAGCAGCTTCAGGGTGTAACCAGCTTAACAAAGATTCTTTCATCTCATCATAAGAATATTTCTTAAAGATAGTGAACACCTCTGGTTGAGTATTTAACCACTTTTCTACTTCTGCTGCATCCTCTGATAAAGGAGTTGTCTTAGTACGAACACGTACTTTAGATTGATTATAACCAGTACCGTTAGCAGCTGCATCGGTAGTTTCGATCGTAATATCACGACCTTCAATTACGTCTGTGTAATCTCCTACATCAGGATCGTCGGCTAATGATAATAATTCAGCATAAATTTGCTTACCGAACTCCCATAAGCGTACGCCTTTCTCTTCCTCTCCTCTAACGATGACAGGAGCGAATACACGCATCTTAGGTTCTAATTTCTTAGACATAACCCAGTTTTCTTTATCCCCTGCTGTAGCTAATTGCTTAGCAAATTCAACAATTGGATCTTTTTCACCGAAGTTAACTAATGAAATCATAGTACGGTTACCAATACCGTAATGTACTAATACTTCCTTAAAAGGATTTGATCTGTCCCATGTTGCAGGAACGATACGAACGCTGTGTTTACCCACAGTAGGTTTCCATAAGATCAAGGACATGTCTCTTTTTTGACCGCCTGACTTTTGGTTCTGTAACGAGTTAAGTTTCGACTTAATCGCAGATAGGTCCATTGCCATAACTTATTGTTTTAGTTTAAAATTTACTTTATAAGGAAATGTAAGTAGAAAAATCCGAACTAGCAACTTATAAGTTAACTATTTTGTGGATTTTTGTAGAAAGTTCTCTAAGATCATCGCCTTGAGTTAGAAGTACAGTATTTCTGTAGTTCTGCCACTCTACTCTAAAGGACGTGTCTAAGATTCCCTCGTTTAGGGACTTAATTAGAAGGTTTAAACTGTTAATCGTGTATAACGTATTAGTTTCCTTCTTTCTGTGTAAAAGTATCGTATTTGGAAGTACTCTTGTATTAGTACTTTGAACTTGAATATTATAAGTGCATAAAAACTCGTCAGAATCTTCAGATTCCAATACGAATATCTTTCCGTACATAATAACATATTCGGATTTAATCGTATCTAAAACCTCTTCCAACTTGTCTTTAGGAGAGAATGTGCAAAATAACTTATTCTTCAATTGATCTTGTGTTAACTGTATAAATTCCATAATAAATAGTTCGTTCTTAGGGTTAAAAGTTGTAGTTGTTGCTTTTTTTAGCTTTTACTTTAAATCTATCCGCCTCTAGGATATCTTTAATATGAGATAAGGTGCCTTTTCCGTCTGATGCTGCATAATCGATTAATATTGAATCATATACAACTAAAAGTACTTTGCTTTGTTTATCTTGAAGATAGCTTTTTAGCTTATCTAGTTTTTTAACGTTATTTACTGTCTCTAAGCACTGAATATAGTAGTTAAAGAGCTTTTGAGGATTAGCATTCTCTAGTATAAGCTTTCTTCTATTCGGTAGCTCTAAAAAGCCGTTTCCTTTGTAGGTAGTCCACATAGCATCTACTGCAATTGCTACGTCTTCGAAGAATTCGATATGTCTGTATTCATCTTCTACTCCGTTATACATCTGTCTAAACGTAATTTTCTTAGCTTCTTGATATTCTTCAGGTGTCAATTCGTCTTTTTCGAAGTATTGCTTACCTAAATACTCGTGAATTGACTCATCTTGTGGTATTTCAGTACCCATTTTATTGGCAATTAACCTTAAATGGTATCCGTCAAAATCAAACTCTACAAAAGCATCGTTTTCTGGTACAAAAGCTGTCCTAGAACCGTTCTCTTTATTAAAAGCAAGAAAGTTTATGCTATTAAATGCATTAGTAGGACGTGAAGTAATGTTATATAGGTTATAACTTGAGTAAACCCTACTATCCCTTAGAGATCTACCTTTCCAAGGAGTTTCAAAGTACTTATCAAAGAGCCTTTCATCTACTAAGATTCCCTGCTCTTCTACCCATTTATATACTTCAGTATATTTGCTCTGCCACTCAGCATTTGACTCTCTTCCTGCGTAATCTTTAACCATTTCAAACATACACTCACATCTTTCATAATGCTTTGAGATTGGAACGAGAGTATTTACTTGTGAGGAGTATTTAAACTTTTCATAGTAATCTAAATGTACAGGTGTATAGCACTGTACGTCTGGAATTTTACCTTCTACATCGAGTAGAGTAAAGTATAAGTCGATTGAATTAGGTAAATCTAGGTAATAAGAATGCCATTTCTTATCTAATAAGTAAATTTTAGGAATACCTTTTAAAAAGGTCTGAATTTGATTGATAGGAAGGGAAAAGGCTTCTGAATGATTGATTGGAATAATGTATCCTTTCTCAAAATCATTATAATATAAGACGCACGGTGTAGTTAAAGCAGGATGAGTATGTTCGGACATCGACATTAACTCAATAAAGCATTTTTCCGGCTTAGGTAGCTGAGAGAGTTGCTCTGCTGTCTCAATAATGAAATACATAACTTTTATTTACAGTAAATATACTACATACTTCCCGAAGTAGCAACTGATGGACTAGTTATTTTTGCAAATTTAGTATAATCTCCTCCAATATACTCTATAATACCTCTAAAGCTTTTTTGTTTAACTTCTGTTACACGTTTATTAGTAGTAAAAACTCCTCCTTGAATCTGGTATTGAGAGATTCTCGTATCGTTTAACGGCCCAGTTAGTTGCCATAGCATATCTGTAATTTCATACGAAAGTAAACTTCTGTCTACATTTCCATTTGATACTTGACTCCAGTCTTGCTGTGAAATTTCTATAATAAATCCTGGTCCGCTTACTTTTTTAGCAAAGTACCTCGTAAAATAACCTCTTTGATAATCACTAGGTACAGGTATAGGAGTATAGGGGTTTAGTTCTACTAAATTACCGGCAAGTTGCCCGGTCGATTGATCATAAGCTGTAGAAGAGCTAGGTACTACAGTTATGTTATTAACTGAATTAGTAAGTGTAGCGCTACTTCTATTACGTGCATTAAAAAGACTTATTGGTATTAATTCTTCGTTTGTTCCTAACGCTGGAGTCATACCTGTAAAAAACTTATTGTTATAAGTTTCGTAATACTTCCCGGTATAGGGATTTCCATTAGGTAACACGAACTGGTTACCTCTAGTATACTTATTTGTAGATACTCTACTTAATGGATAATACTTTAATGCCATATTCTATACAGTTATACCTATTATTTTATAATACTCTCTTAAATAAGGTAAAGCCTCCGGTGACGTTTCTTTCCAGTTATTCTTTTTCCATAGATTATACTCCTCTAATGTCTTAGCTACTATACTAGCTACTTTATCTTGAGGAGGTCTAAGTATTACAAAGTAGTCAGACTTACCTAATTTACCGTTAGAAAGACCGATGCTCTTTGCAGCTACAGAATTACTTACATTACCGCCAATTCCTGTAGCAGTATTACCGCTTATACTAGTTATAATGTCTCCATGGCTGGTTCCAGACCAAGGCTTAGTTGAAAAAGTTAGATTGTTCTCTCTATTTGCTACTATTAAATCTCCTACCTGTATATTAGTTTTACTAGGATCTAAGACTTGAAATCCATTAGGGTTAGTTCTCAAAGCTTGTGCGTACCCTGTATGTAATGCGTTAACAGGAAAGCTACTTACTCCTGCCTGTCTCATTACGTAACTTATAAAGCCTGCACTCCATGGTTTTGCATCGCTTAATGTAGTTATGGTAGCTAAGGAAGTTTGTAAAATATCTGCTCTCTTTGCTGGTGTTTCTATTAATACTGGTGTTTTTAACTTTATCATCTGTCCTTTAATCTTAGTTAACCATTCGTTATTTTGAATAGTATGTACTAAACCAGTTACAATGAAAGCAATCTTAGTTTTACCTCCATCTCCTCTATAAGTAGCGGGAAGTCTATCGTTTGGAACAGTAAAGGCGTTCATCATTACTATACCGCTTATACCGTCCACTGTTATTTCTAATTCGAGAGATACGTAAGGAGAGGCACTAGTTAAAGGATTAGATGACTTTACTTTAGACATTCTCTCAAGGTAGTAGTTCTTAGCAGCTTCAATATTCTTAGGATTATACCCATCAAATTTAGAATATAAGCTCCTTACATGATCGTTAAATAAATCTGCTGCTTGTTGATCAGAAGAAACTCCCTTTGCGTTTGTTTTTGATTTTTCGTTGGTGCTAGTTGCTACTGAAGGATCTTCTTTTGAACGAGAATATCTATCTTCAAAGAACGTATTTAAATGGCTATACGAAGAATGATCTTTAGAATTTACTGAGCCGGTTTCTGCTTGTGCAGATATTGCAATCTTACTTGCTAATTTAGAAGAAATTGTAGTGTTAAAGCGAAATTCTCTCGTAATGCTTTTTGTTCCTATTACCGATATTGATCCTGGTGCATCTGGAGAAGCAATTATAGTAGCATCTAAAGGTAGCTGTCCTGCGGTTGTAGGATTATTTGTTTGATTTGCAGCTAATCCTTGTTGACTTAATACTGTAGCTTGACCGGTAGTGTTATTAGGAGTACTTCCTTCTCCCAAAGGTACCCATTGGTCATCTACTATCTGTACTACGTTAGAATCGTCTATGTAACTAGCTCTAAAAG